CAGGTGGTCTTAATCAAAAAGGTAGAGACTACTACAACAAGACTACAGGTTCTAAGCTAAAGCCGCCCGTGTCTGCTAAAGAGGCTGCAAAGTCGCCTAAAGCGGCTGGACGGCGTAAGAGCTTTTGCGCTCGAATGGGCGGTGTCGCTGGTCCTATGAAGGATGAGAAGGGTAAACCAACTCGTAAAGCACTAGCATTGAAAAAGTGGGATTGTTAAAATAATTGTTGACACATAGACAAAACTGTGTTAAACTAAGGAAAATATGGCTTCTAAAAACTACCTAGAACTCACTAACGATGTGTTAGTACGACTGCGTGAGCCAGAGGCTTCCTCAGTGTCTGATAACGCCTATGTTAAGCTAATTGCTAAATACATTAATGATTCTAAGCGTCAATGTGAGGATGCTTATAACTGGAACGCTCTTTCAGAGACATTATCCGCTGTTACTGGTGCTGACCTCTTTAACTATGTCTTAGAAGGCACAGGTCAGCGCTTTAGGATTATTGATGTCTTAAACGACACCAGCAACTATATCATGCGTAATGCTTCTACTCGCTGGATGGATGAGCAGTTCTTGTTGACAACCCCTCAAAAGGGTTCGCCAATGTACTACAACTTTAATGGTACAGACAGCAACGGTGATACACAGGTAGACTTATTCCCTATCCCTAATGGGGTTTATAACATTCGCTTTAACGTAATTCGTCCACAAGTTGAACTAGCAGCTAACTCAGACAAAATCTTAATTCCTCACGAGCCTGTAATTCTAGGTGCTTTGGCTAGAGCGCAAGCTGAACGTGGTGAAGATGGCGGTGTTCAGTCTGCAGAGACATACGCATTGTTTAAGCAAAGCCTATCAGATGCTATCTCATTAGAGTCTGCAAGATACATTGAAGAAGAATGTTGGTATAGCACATAATGGCTGGACAACTACAAACTTCCTCTATTGCAGCACCGGGGTTCTATGGACTCAACCTCCAAGAATCAAGTATTACTTTAGCTTCTGGTTTTGCACTTAAAGCACAGAACTGTGTTATTGATAGATATGGACGTATCGGTGCAAGACGTGGTTGGACACCTTTAAACGCTACCAATGCTGATTTAGGTTCTAATCCAATTGAATCCATGATGGAAGTAGTTGATGGCGGTGACAACACTATCATCTCTGCTGGTAACAATAAGTTATTTACTGGTCGTGCAACATTAACACAGAAGTTAGTTCGTAATGCAACTAACTCAGGTAACGCTACTTATACTATCTCTGCTAACAACTGGCAGATGGTGGCGATGCCTTATGGAGATGTAAACGACTTTCAGCCTCATGCGTATTTAGCACAGGCTGGACACCCTATGTTAGTGTGGCACGAGTTGCCTGTGTCTGGTGGTTCTGGACACGCCCACGATAGCGGTACTTTTGGATTTCAACAAGTAGGTGACATTGGTACGTTACCAGCAAACCACACTACTGCTAGTTTTAAACCAAATGCAGCGTTCTCTGGTTTTGGTCGTATCTGGGTTGGTAACATTGTTGGAGACACACAAACAGTTTATTTTAGTGACTTGTTGCGTGGTTCTGATTTTACAACAGGTTCTGCAGGTTACTTAAACCTACAAGAAGTGTTTCCTAATGGCGATAACATTGTTGCTATTGCTGGTCATAATGGATTCTTAGTTATCTTTGGTCGTAATCACACCGCTATCTATGAAAATCCAATAGATACAGGTAGTCTTCGTCTTGTTGAGTGTATTTATAACGTAGGCTGTATTGCTCGTGATTCAGTTCAAAACATTGGTACTGATTTATTGTTCTTGTCTGATGCAGGGGTTCGTAGCCTTGCTCGTGTGATTCAAGAAAAGTCGCTTCCAATGAACGACATCTCTAAGAATGTTCGTGATGATTTAATGGGTAACGTAGCATCAGAAGCAGATTTAGGTAAGATTAAAAGTGTGTATCACGAAAGAGATGCTATCTATTTGTTGTCTCTTCCTACCACTAAGTTTGTGTATTGCTTTGATACTCGCTCCCGTCTACAAGATGGTTCAGCTAGAGTAACAATCTGGGATAACTTAGAACCTAAGTCTTTTTGCATTACACAAGCTAAAGAACTATTAATTGGTAAACCATCTTACATTGCTAAGTACTTTGGTCATTCAGATAATGGTTCTTCTTATCGTTTACAGTATTACACTAACTACTTTGACTTTGATGCTTCTACAAAGCTAAAGATTTTAAAGAAGATTGGCTGGGTTCTAATTGGTGGCACAAACCAAGCTGTAGCAGTTAAGTGGGGATTTGATTACACTGAAAGCTATAACGCTACCACTTATACGCTAGACACTGCCGTTGTTTATGAATACGGCATTGGTGAATATAACATCGCTGAATACTCTTCAGGTATTGTCTTAGATAGATTCTCTATCAATGCTGGCGGTGCAGGAACAATTATGCAGCTTGGATTAGAAGCAGACATCAATGGAAACCCTATGTCAATTCAGAAAATTGACGTAGCGGTTAAAGCAGGTAAAACATTAGTTTAAGGACACAACATGGCAGATTATAATAAAGCAACCAATTTTACCGCTAAAGACGGACTCCCTACAGGTAATGCAGGAAAGATTATTAAAGGTACAGAAATTGATACCGAGTTTACCGCTATCTCTTCAGCGATTGCATCTAAAGCAAACATCAATAGCCCTGCTTTTACTGGCACGCCAACAGGTCCTACTGCTTCTGCTGGTACAAACACAACCCAATTAGCTACTACAGCGTTTGTAACTGCTGCCCTATCCGCTGCATATCCAATAGGTTCTATTTATATCAATGCTGGTGTCTCAACCAATCCTGCCACTTTAATGGGTTTCGGAACTTGGACCGCCTTTGGTGCTGGTAAAGTATTAGTTGGTCTTGATTCTACTGATGCGTTATTTGACACACTAGAAGAAACTGGTGGTTCTAAAACAGCAACATTAGTAAGCCATACACACACAGCAACTGTTACAGACCCCGGACACGCTCACACTTTAACTAACCTTGCTTTATATCAAGACGTTGTAGGCGGTGGTCCACTACCTATTCAAACAAGAACACCTAGCAACAACACTACTGTAACAGCCACAACTGGAATTACTGTAGCAAACAGCACAGAAGGCGCTAGTGCTACTAACGCTAACGTACAGCCGTTCATTGTAGTTAATATGTGGAAACGTACAGCTTGAGCTTTAAAGTACCAGTCGTCATTCGTGAAGACTATACCATGTTGTTAGAACTACATGAAAACTTAATATGGTTTCATACAGATGTCCGTAAATGGACACCAGAAGTTAAAGTAAAGTATTTAGAAGATTTAAATTTATTACAACACTTAGTATCTGTTCCTTTAGTTGCTTTCGCCTCTGAGGACAATAAGAAGTTAGTTAAGTTTGGTAAATCAATTGGTTTTGAATTTAAAGAAGATTTTATAGGTCAGGATAAACAAATGTATCACATATATAGTAGGAGTCTATAATGGGTGGAGCAGCGGCACTAGCGGGTCCAGTACTTAGTATTGGCGGCGGATTAATATCAGGTTCTAAAGGCGCAGACGCAGCTAAAGGACAATCTGAAGCGTTACGAGCTGCTGCAGATAGAGCATCAGCAATGGCTCAGTTCAAACCAATGGGTATGACTACTCGGTTTGGTACTTCAGCTTTTACTCCAGAAGGACAAGGAAGTTACACTCTTTCTCCTGAGTTAAAGGCTATTCAAGACCGTATCTTTGGTGCTGCTGGTCAATATGACCCAACACAAATTGGAGCTGCAGCACAGCCTATTACGGGTGGCGCACAGTCTTTATTTAACTTAGGTCAACAATATCTAGCAACATCACCACAGCAAGCGGCTCAAGACTACATTAGAAATCAACAGGCTTTGTTAGCTCCACAAAGAGAAGCTGACTTAGCCAGACTACAGACTACTAACTTTGGTCGTGGTACAGGTGGTCTTGGTGTTAATACAGGCACTGGTGGCGCTCCTTCTAATCCTTTAGCACAAGCATTGTTTAATTCTCAGGCTAAACAAGACTTAGAACTAGCTGCAAGAGCTGACGAAGCTGGAATGGCAAGAGCTAGGTTTGGTGCTGGTTTGTTTGGTACAGGCGGTGAATTGCTTGGACAAGTTCCAAAACTGACAAGTGCTGGATACGCACCGTTAGAGACTCAACTAGGTTTGTTACGAACAACCGAAGCACTTGGACAAGACCCCTATAAACTTAGTGTTGATTTGGCAAACCAGTATTCTCAAGCTGGTGCAAGAGCAGGTCAACTGTACCTTGCTCCACAACAAGCTGCTGCACAGGCTTACAGTCAGTATCAAGGCTACAGCCCGTTTGGTACAGCACTTAGCGGTGCTGGTTCTGCTATTGGAGGCATGGGTGGAATGAGTGCTGGTTCAGGTTGGTTTGGTGACTTAATTGGTGGAGGTTCTGGAATGGGTTTACTTAATAGCTCTACTTCATCACAAGGCTACATGAACAGCATTGGTGCTTATGGAAGTGGTCCTTTATCAAGCGGCAACGCTTATGCAAATGAAAGTTGGATGTAATCATGGCAGATAATATTGTAGGCGGTTTATTTGGTGTAGACCCACAGCAATTAATGCAACAACGTCAAGCAACGGACATGGCTAACGCATATCGCTATGCACAGCTCGACCCGCTACAACGAGCTAATATGTCTATTTATCAAGGCGGTGCTGGACTAGGGCGTATTGCGGGTGGTTTACTTGGTGGCGACCCTGAACTAGAACGTATCTCTAAGATTAAACAACTGTCTTCACAGTTTGATTTAACCACATCAACAGGTGCTAGAGACTTTGCTCGTGCCTTACAGCCGTTTGCTCCTAATGAGTCTATGATGGCTGCTAAACGTGCTGATGAGATGGAAGCTGTCGCGGGAAAGGCAAGGCTCACTCAAGCTCAAACGATTAAAGCTCTGCGTGAAAGAGATGCTCCTTCATCTGATCTCGGTAAAAAGATTGCTGAACGTCAAGCTATTATAGACCAGTTTGGTCCTAACGATCCTCGTGTAGCTTTATATGATAGAGCTATTGCAAATGCAGGACAAGGACAAAAGATTACTGTCGGTGTAAACGCTATTGATAAAGAAGGTAATCTACGTTCTAGTTTCTTAACTGAAGCTAAACCATATCGTGACCCTTACATCGCTGCTGGGAAGATTGAGAACTTACTTACTTCTGAATCTAGCTTGGCTGATAAGATTAGTAAGAAACAATGGGGTAAACTTTCTGGTGACGCTACTATCTCTAACAAAGATACAGATTCCCTTACTCAGTACGGTGATCTAGGTACTCGTTTGAATGGTATTTTGACACAGTTTGCTGAAGGTAAATATTCAGAGGAACAACGTAGAGAAGCTATTAATCTAGCTCGTCAGATTAAAACTCAGTCTGAATCAGGCTATAAAGATATTCAAACTCAATATTTCTCCCGTGCGGAAGCAGACAAACTTGATCCAAAAACTGTTTCGTATATTGCTCCCGCTTTGCCTAAGACAACACGATCATTTGTCGTTGGTAAAACATATTTGGATAAGAACAATCAACAAGGTATATTTGAAGGTTACAATACAGACGGTACACCTAAATTTAAATCAGTTGGTAAATAAGGAATAACATGGCAGATTTTGATTGGGAAAGTGCTCAAGAAGTACAAAGCACAAAGCCTGCAGTTTCAGAAACCCGTAGAGTATTAGAACAAGCTGCTGAAGGTCCTATGCAGGACATCGTTTCTGCTTTGCCTTTTGCACAAGCGGCTACTGGCTTTGCTCCGTTAGTTGGTCAGCCTAGTGGTTACGGTATCGACTCCAGCCAAGCACTGGACGCACTACGTCGTGTGTTTGGTATGTCTGGACAGATGCCTGAATCAGTTACTGGTAAACTACTAGGGGCTGGTTTACGCACTGCTACAAGCCCTTCTACTTACGCTGCTGGTCCTCTC